ATAAATGGACGGAATCGATTCATTAGCACCAAGTGAATTTGTTGATGTTGAAGTTTTTGAATTGTCAACAACCATAGGAGTCTCATCCATAAATCTAGTTCGTAGTGCTCCTTGTAGTTCTCCTGATGCAATACCTAATTTACCACCAGTCATTTTATCAAGTTCTTTGAATAAGTCTCCTGAAGGACCCTCACTCAACAACGAAATCATTGTATCGCTGAATTCAGTTTTAGGTTTAAATGAATCAGTAACTTTTTGACCTTCACTTGCAACATTTTTAAATAAAGATGATGTGGAACTAACTGCGTTTGTTGCCGCCTTTTGTATCACATCAGTGGAACTGGCAACTTGTGTTTCTCCTGTTGGCGTAGGAACTGTTCCAGGCACACCTCTTGCAAAAGTGGATGCAACCATTCCTGCATTACTTGAACTATTCCTAAACTTTTCTGCTGCTTCTTGACTTCTAAATTCTACATGAACATGATCACCTGTGGCACCATCAACGCCTTTTAATTCAGACTGGATCAAAAATTCATTAGATTTGAGTCCAGCAGCAGTTAATATTTGAGTAATGTTTTTTACTGCTTCGCCTTGATTTACTCTACCTTTTGTCGTCACTAAATCTATAGCCAACCCTTTAGTGTGATTTGAATTTGGACGTTTATTATTATGATGTTGATCGTTAAATGCAGTGAACTGTGAGAACTCTGGAACTGAGGTTGCAATTCTTTGTGCTAATATGTCAGTACCAGGTTCATGTGCATATGCCCATGTATCACCCTTTTTCATTTTTGACTCTAGCATCTGTGTTGGTGCTAAATTTTCTGGTGTTGAAGGTGCTCTCGATGGTGATTGATTATTTCCATTACCTGCTTTAGGAGTTGCACCAGCATTTTTATTTTGTAATTCTTTTCCTTCTTTACCAGATTTCATAAATTCATTTGCTACAATCGTAGCACTACCTAAGGCCAACGCAGTTACTGGACTCGTTACAATATCAAAAATTCTTTTACCTATTCCAACTTTACCACCTGCTTTACCACCAGGCATACCACCACCGCCAAGAGAACCACCAATTGCTCTACCTAATATTGCACCAGTATATGCTGCAAGTGCTAACTCTAATGCTCCTGCTGCAACGCCAATAGCAATGAATATTTGTCCTAATGTAAACTTGCCTACAGGAGTTTCAATAGGTTGTGCCATAACGGTACTGATAAAATCTTTTATAGCAACATACAATTTTGCAATACCTTTTCTGAACTCTTCACTTGCCAATAAACTTTCTGTAAATTTAAGACCGCCCACAATCGCATCAGCAATCTTAACAAATATTGTTATGATACCATTTGCTATTTCTGTGGAATTATTCGCTAATAATTTTGATGCGGAATCTAAAAGCGATAAGACAAGTTTAAATATAGCACCTACCACAGAAGTTATGATAGTGCCAAGAGTGGATTTATTTTCAGGATCACTTATAAGACTACCAAAGAAATCGGATATTTTTGAAATGCCTTCTGCCACAAACTTAAAAATATTCTTAATCATTTGTGTGATTGATGCAGATATTTCGGAGTCTTTAAGAAGATCGACAAGAAAGTTTGCGCCTTTTGATATTAGGTCTGATATACCAATGATGATGGATTTAAACAGAGACTTAATTCCATCCATAACTCCAGGCATACTTAGGAGTTTGGATATACCTATTGCAGCAAGTCCTAATAAAGCATACTTAAAGATACTTGAAAGGCCATCTTTGATAGTCTCAAAGAAACCTTTCTTGTCGTTAGTAATTACTTTCTTTTGTTCGGCAGTTGGTTTTGTTTTTTTATATCTTAAACCATAATCCGATGCCCTTTGCTTCTGTCTATCAATAGAGGCATTTTTCTTATCAAACTCTTGTATTTTGACCAGACTTGCCATACCCATTTTTATGGTATGTAAGTCTCTTGCTATCATAGGTAAAAATTTACGTAAGAGTGCTGTGTCGCTTCCACGTGCGTTTCTACCTTTGGACCACCAAGCAATGTCGTTGTCTTTATCTGCCATTAACTTTTACCTGCTCTTATTTTTTCTTGTTTTATCTTTTCAGTCTCTTCATCTAAAAACTTCAACAACAAGTCAATATAAACTTGTTTTTCCCAAGGCATCATATTATCCAATTCAGACAAACTATATTTGTGGTGCTGCATTAATGCAAAGTTAGTTTGAAAGTAATTACCTAGTGTATCATGACTAAGACTTATCCGAAAAAACTTTGTACACCTTCCAGCATAATTTTTTCGTGATAACCACATTTTTTACAATCAAACTCTACTTCTTTTTTAATTTTAGGAAGAGTATCAAAGAACTTAGATATCTTTTCCAAATCAGACTGTTTCATATTCTCAACAAACTCAAGCATTTCTTTTTTAGGAGTATCTTTAGCATAGTAAATTTGATCTTCATCATAGATGTAGTCTATACATGATATGATCACATTCAAAATTTCATCCATGTTGTCGGTATCTAAACCTAAAATATCGACTGAGTTGAATGTAGGATACTTCATGACCACACCAATTTTCTCACTGATCTGCACCTTATTGCTATGCTCAGGACTTATAGTAGGTTGAATGTCTAGTACATTCACATCGATGTTAACGGTATTTGAACACTTCTTTTCTTCTTCTACCGTATTATTACATGTGAATTTTAAATTTACAACCTCACCAACTGATCTTGCACGGAGTTGGAGAAAGATATATTCGATATCAAATGTTGCCATGTTTTCAACATCAATCTCATCTAAAATACAATTCCGTAAAACTTGTTTGATGGCATTGATTGTTTCTTTTGAATCCTCAGATTCATTTGCCATCAAAAAGAGTTTTTGCTCTTTAACTAAAAATGGTCGATACCTAATCGTTTCGCCAGTTGAAATAAGTTTAGTCTCATAAATGGGTACGTCTAATTTTGGTAACATAATGTCCTCACGTTAATTTAAAATGCTCTTAATACTGCTGCACCACCACCTTGCACCAGTGATCCTACTGCTTCTCCAATATCAACAGAACTTTCAGTAATTGCTTCATATCTGTGATACGCAAATTGGACACTTAATCGATGAAAATTATCATCATTCCAATTTAATTGTTGTGCGGCAATATTGACTGGGTATGCATCAATCAATTTAGTGCCAAAAATCTGTGTAACATCATCATTATATTGTTTAACAGTAATCTCTGTCATATACTTTGAATTTTGACCTTTAGGAAAACGCAGATTGTTTGTGTCGATGGGCATAATTGCTTCCATCCAACGCTCAAACAATTTACGTTCATAAAAATCATTCGTACAAATGAATGTTAATGTTGTCTCTGCATACTGAACTTGATAAGGTACTTTGTAAGTTGGACCATAAATTTTAACATCATCTGTTACGAATGTTTTGCCTGGCAATTCTGCTGTCTCACATTGCAGAGATAGGTAACGAGACATTGCTGGATTTGCAGACTTCATGCCTTCGTTTTCTGCACCAATTGCATTGTTAATTGAATCTGTAACATCTGCCATAATTGAATTAGGCAAGTTTAATATTTTCTCTATTACTGAATTTTTTATAAACTGGGCAATATAAGGAGGAAGAGGCAACAGTACCTGGAACCTAGCAGGACGTGCTAGACCGCCTTTTCCATTGATGTTTGAAAGAAATGAATTTGGTGAAAACGCCATTAAAATTTATCCTCTGATTCTGACCATACTTTGTTTTTCTTTGCTTTGGCAAATGATTCGACGGGCAACATGACGGCAATGTCCCACTCATCTGCTGTAATTTCTAAAAACCTAGATTGAACATTACTGTACAAGTACCTCTTGATACAAGGTTTTGCCTGGTACATTTTAGATGCCCGTGCTAGGTAATCATAACTGATTCTGAGTCTTGTTTTCTCATCATAGTTATGGTCAGAGAGTAATGTGCTTAACTTATCTAAAAGAAGTACACGCTGCTTTGGACTAATGTAATGCAGGTTAAGTCCTAGGAAACCGTCTGGGTATCGTTCTATTGGTATAACCAATGGGAACTTATCGTAATATGGCAACGTATCCTTCGTTTTCGGATCATAAAAGTAAAAGTACATTCTACCAATTATAGAGTTGTTTCTCAGTCTCTCTCTGTCCCGCATCAGATCGCCTTTGGTAGGTTTGAGATTACCTGCTTTTGCTCTCAACCAGTTACGTGCTTCACGGGAACGTGGTTCATAACCTTTCTTTGCTAGAGATTCTTTGATACGATCTATAAGTGTTTTGGTAGCCATCTAGTATTTATCTTAGATGCCAAGGTGTTTTTCAGTAATAACTTGAAATTCCCATCCGTGATCTTTGCAGAATTCCGTCGCTGCTTTCCACTTAGATTGATTGATGACGTAAGTTGCCGCCTCTTGGATATAACGTTTAGTCTTACGTTTCTGAGTTGGAGGTTTAGTCTGCGCCTCTGGTTTGACTTCAATAACAAACGTTTTGATTACACCATTCTTTTGTTTGATCTTGGCCACAAAGTCTGGAAAGTATCGATGCTTTTTGTTGTCAACTGGACTCCAATATGGTATAACAAGTTCTTCTGAACCCCACCAAATAACGTCAGGATGATCATCTAAATACTTCATGACTTTGACTTCCCACGATGACCTAT